ATTGAGGTCCTGCCGCAGTAAGAGTTGCTACTGGGACTGGTACTGGCCCAACTGGGACAACTGCTGCTGTAAGTTGAGGTGCTAATTTTAATAGTGCATCAGTTATCGATTCCAACTGACTGAATATTACATCCATATCAGCTTTCCAATTTGGAGTTGATACATTTACTGACTTGTCACCACTAATTAAAACCGAATCTGACTTTGAGTTCAATACTATTCGGTCAGAGTTCAATACGATTTGAGGTTTGTTGTAAATATTTTGTGGAATAACACCTAATGAAAATCCATTCGATGGTTTTAGACCAATTGTTTGCTTAGACCCTAACCAAATTGATGAATCATCTTCATTGATATCCTCAATTGTAAATTTATTGTATGTGAAATCCTCACCACCATTTCTGATGATAGTGATGGGTGCTTTTGAATCTGTCGATTTCCAAGTGGGTTTCTTGGAACTATTTATAGTTGTTGGTGTATATCCAAATCTAATTGATTGTCCAAATCTACCTTGGTGTATCACATCACCCACAAATGGTTGAATTGGTTGAACTTTATCATTCTCAGAAAACCCCTCACCTAATTTTGGTTTATTTGATAGTCCAGATGATACGTTTGGAACTCCTAAACTTACTTGACCATAATCGCTACCAACATTAGATGGGCCAATAGCATGTAAATTTGGGAATATGTTTACGTTTAGATTGCAATGTGATGCAAGTGGGTTTATGTAATAATATTGCCCATCGCCAGAATTACCTAAACTACTATTACTCGACTCTGCTCTAATAACATACACCTGCTCACCAACAACTGGAACTGTGTATGATGTTGGGTTAAGTGGTATTGCTTTTCGTTGTATACTATGGTTTGACCCACCATTTTTTATATTAACAAGAATAGATGACAACTCATATGGATTGTCATCATTCATAAATACCTCAATTACATTTGCGGTTTTCATTCATCATCTCCATCTTCTTTAGGGATGTCTTTCTCTACCTCATCGATAGCATCCATCAGTTGGCGTTTCTCTTCATCACTTAGGATTAGACCACCCGACTCCCCACTATTACTATCCTTCATCATTCGTTGAACGATTGCTGCAAGTTTGATTAATGCGTCATCATTACGAACTGAGATATCCAAGTATTCCTTAATAAGGGGAACGACCACAGCAGCATCGTTGAGGTTCTTGACCATAGGTTCAAGTTGTGCAATCAACAATTTAATTTGTCGGTCTTTCTTTTTTTGGTTCGAGTATATATCGGACATTATATCCGAGAAACTTTTACCTTTAAATAATTCACTATCCTTATCCATTAAATTCCTCCACTCGGTGAGTTATTGGTAGAACATCACCCATCATATAGTCGAGGTATAGTTCTCTATAAATTAATTTCATTTTACCAACCACCTTTGTGATGTATTGAGTCTGAACACCAGTTCTCTCTCTAATAAGTATGTAGAGTGCCTTTTTGTTGTATGAGTAAAGGTTATCTCTTGTTCTGAATAATTCAGTTAGGGAGTCAGCAATTTTTCTATCTCTATCTTTGTTGAATAACATAAACACATTGTAGTCCATATAACGAACGTAGTAGTCCATAAAGTCTTTCAATGCTTCTTGTTGTTTTAGGTCGTATACTTCGTTGATGATATTACGAGATGAATCAATCACTTCGATACCATCTCTTGCCTTCATACGTTCGTAGTTCTTGTTGTTCTCATTGAACAAATAGTTACGTGCGATTACTGTAAAATAAGAGAATGCTCTACCATTATCACCATTGAACTTATGAATCTTTTCGTTTAGGAATGCAACTACATTTGCCTTTACATCCTCATACGGAACTTCAAAGTAGTAAGTCTTATATGTATGGATTACATTCTCAGAAAGTTTATCGAATGGGTAATGAATAAATCTATTGTAGATTTTATTCTTCATTCGCTGGTCATCGCAGTTATTATATGCGTTAATTGCAATCTCGGTAATTTTAGTAAAATACCTTTTATTCTTCCTCTTGCGTCCCATAGTATTTTTCTAAATCTTCGATTACTTCATATAAATTTTTAAAGATAAATCCGGTCTCATCATCTGCTTCAAATGAACCTAACTTATCTATCTCTTTCAGTTTCGCCATAGAGTCATCTACTCTTTTAGCTATTTCTGAGATTAACTCCTCTTGTTCTATAACCACATCTTCGTGTGCTTCATTCTTACGAAGAAGGTTTATTGTGGTATATAAAAACACAATAGTGGTTATGGATAATATAATAATTGTAACAATCATCTTAGTCTTCTATAATTCCTTTAAATGCGTCAAATACACTCGTGGGTTTAACATCGTTATTAGCAAAGGTCTCAGTTAAATTACCTTTAACAGGTCTTCCGATTTTTGACTTACGGGTTGATTTAACGGGATTCATTTCTTTCATCCACCTCTCATTCTCATATCTTGCAGCGAACAAGTCAGCAGTATGCATTACAAATGGTATTGATGTTTTTAATGCGTCATCTTTATTATACTTGATAAAGTACTCTTTATTATTCTCATCGTACAACCCATCAGTAAGTTTAATACCAATCCATTCTTCTTGGGTACATTGAATACCAAAGTAGTTTAGTAGATAGAATGTTCTATCGTTTAGATTCATCCAATGGATGTCTGAATTTGTTTTGTAAATCTTACCTTGATTCTTTACGTGCCATTCGGAGTCATTCTTAACATAGTAATCCAACTCAGGTGTACCCAACTTACCAAGGTCGTGGTGTAGTGCTGTGAATATTAGACTCTCTCTACTATAATCACCTACACCACCCAACTCAGAATAAAGGTCGTATACTTTTAAAGCATTACGTGTTACTCTAAGAACGTGGTCAATGTATCCACCTGGAAATGCATTATGGTAATGTTCTACCGAAGATGCTGGTGTATAAATCATACGTTCTTCAAAATGGTTGTACATTTTATTGAGTGCTTCTAATCGGTCACCCTCAAATGTCTTGTTGATTAGTTTACGAAACTTATCGTAGTTTTCTACGAGTTCTTCTGCTGTGAAAAAGTCTAACATTTTTTAAATTATTTTATCTATGATACCACACTCAAGTGCTTTATCTGCGGACATAAAGTAGTCGGATGATGATATACCTTCCCAATACTCCTTATCCATATTTGAATTATCAGCCATTAATTGATTACAATCATTTTCTAACTCTTCACTAAACTTAGCATTAGATTTTACATCACTTAATTTACCAACCACAATAGTCGATAGTTGATGTACCATAATCTTAGAATGTTTAGATGCGGTTCTAACACCAGTACCACACGTTAAGAGTAATGCAGCGGCCGACATTGCTGAACCTCTTACTATGATATTAAATTTAATACCCTGTGCTTTTTGGGAATCCATATAATCAATGAGAGCGAGTGTCTCAATGACATCACCGCCTGGTGAATTAAGTAGGATATTTATAGTAGAAAGGTCTCCGTTAATTTTACGTAACAATCTTACCTTAGATACAACATCAAACGTTAACCCACTTGTTATCTCATCTTGAATTAAAATTACATTATCGGTTGTGTCGATACCATAATCAAACTCACGATAATACCCACGGTGATTATCTTCAGTATTAGTGTCTTCAGAATATTCCACATTAACTCGATTAGAGGTTGTAGTAGCGTTGTATAGTTCGTCCATTAGTTTAAAACTTGTTTATTTATATACAATATACAAAAAAATATTGAGATATACAAATTTATTTATTAGATACATTCTTGTATACGTGTTTTACCTTAGAAGGTTTTTTCTTAGAAGTTTCACCATATAACTTTTTAGCTTCTTCACTTGTTGGAATAAACTCTACTTCTTCTTTTTCTTCTTTGACTTCTTTAGGAGTTTCTTTAACGACTTCGCTTCCTTCTTCTCCCACTTCATTTCGAGATATTGGTACTTTCTGGACATCCTCTTTGTTATTGGGATAAATGTCGTGTAGACTATTGCCATCAACACTACTGAAGATATTATTACTATTACGTCTATCATCTTTTTTAGTTAATTTATTTAATGCGATTACCATTGAGATTGCTAATGGGTCGAATACAAATACAATAAGTAATGTAAACCAATTCACAATTATACCCATAGGTTTACCAGTAATCTCAGACATATATCTAAGTGGTCCCACCTCAGCGGCAACTTCATTGTTGGATTCCAAGTCTAATACTTGTAAGTCGAGTGAGGTAATGGAATCCGTTAATACCTCAATCTTCATTGATACCCCATCACGTGATTCAACTGCTGAGGACAATTGATTTTCCAATGCCCTACGTTGAGATGATGAGGTTGTTGTTATAATCTGACCAGTTTCCCTATCACGATATTGAACTACGTTGTTGGATAACCCATTCCGTAATTCGGTGATTGATTCTGATAGTTGTTTCTTTTCTACATTAAAGTAATCTAATTGTTCTTGGAATCTCCCCTTCTTCAAATCGATTACTTGAACTTGCTTATCTAATATACCTAATTGGTCAGCGGTCTTTTGATACGCTGATGTTAAGAACCCATAGATACCTGCTGATGTGATTAACATTAGTACACCGACCGCTAACGTAAGATACCACTTCATCCAACCAGCAGTCTTCCAATTGTTATGTAAGTAAGATGCTATTATTAATTTAGAGAACTCCAATGCCCCAGCCATTATTATAACTTCGGTCTTTGCTCCGGCAAACAATGAACTTAATCCAAATACGGAGTAGTATGCGGCTGAACCTGCTAACCCTAATGTACTAATTGACATTAGAAATATGAATAGATTCCCTCTATTAAAAAATTTTATCATTTTATTTTTCCACAAATTGGTTTTACTAACTCCAGGGGTTGTACTTATTATCGTACTTCGTCTTTCGCTAAGCAGCTCAAGCCAAGTTAACCACCTGATAGGTATAAATATCAGGAAATAATTAATAAATTAATTATATCAAGCTTTCCCCATACTATGACCTTTTGTTTGTGTACCAAAATTGGAAAGGTAATTTAGTACAGTCAACTCCTTCATCTTAGCCTCGACCTCAATGTCCAAAGAATGACCATATGTATTTATCTCA